AATAAATTAAAAATTTTTTTTAAGGGATTGAGGTATGTGGGATACCGCAGCAGCAGCAGCCGCACCCGCCGCGGCGCCGACGGGGGGGTCCAAGCGCCGGACGGGCTGGACGGCCACCGCGGGGCCGCTACAGCACACACAAGGGTCGTTGCGTGTGTTGTAACACCCCCCTGTCAGACGTCGATCACCACGCTTGTGCTGCGCTTGCGCAGGCTGTCCAGCGCCATGTCGCCAAGGTTCAGGTTGACCGTTGCCCCGGCCTTCTCGCCGTACACAGCAGGGTTCATCTTGCCAGCCAGCCACTTGCGTGCTTCGATACGCAGCTTGGCCACCTGCGCGGTCTGAGGCTCGGCCTCGTCGGCGATGGACAGCGTCTCGTCGGCCAGCGCGTCGGCCCCTGCCTCGCGTGCGCGTGAGTAGGTTGACGCCCGTTCCGCACTCTTTTCCAGCCATTTGTCGAACGCTCCGCTTGAGATACCCAAGAGTTCAAGCATCCGCTTCTTGGTCATCCCACGAGCCACCATCTCAAACACCGCCAGTTCTCCCCCAGCGGAGTGAACTGCCTTGTTGACCAATGTCATCTCGACCTTCTCGACCTGACCCGCCTCGGCCCGTTTGACGTGCTTCTGGACGTGAGCCTCAACGAATGCCTCGTCCTTTGTCATTGCTGTGCTCATCCCAAATACTCCTCGATTAAGCGGTAAGCCTCGTCGGCACCGCGTGCAACCAAACACAAATAACCTTCGGCGTTGAGCCGACCGGCTATCTCCCTTTGGGCCGCACCGACGACCCCCGCATCCGTCTTCATCTCCACGAATAGCCCGTGGAACCCCCTAGAAGGCCTCAGGACGCACAAATCCGGCATACCCGCTAGTACCCCCTCACTTGCGAGTCTAACGCGCTCTGAGGCCGTTCTATCGCCTCCGTTGGGTATCGCCGCGATGATCACCCCCGGATGGAAGGCACGGACCCTTTGCACCACCCTCACCTGATCTTGGTGCTCTACATACTTTCGGCCTCTTTTTACTCCCACCATGCTGCACCACCTTCCCTGTCGCCGATCTTACTCACTGCCGACGTGTTGCTGGCGTCCCGGTAAAGGTGGCAGCGGTGCTTGAGGTCATCCGGGAAACACGGGTGGTCGTTTGCTTGGCACACCCGCATCGTGTACTTGGCAGTGGCCCATCCATTGTCGATGGTCACCACATCAAACATCCACCGGTTGCCCTCGTGGTTGACCCGCCTGATCTTTTCAAAGTCGTCGGCAGGCATCCGATGGGCCAGTTTTTGCTCCGTCCCCTCAACACACGTTTTGCAGCTCACGCGGTCATCATCCACCCAGTTTTTGGTCACTTCCATGTCCATCACTTTTCCTCACTTTTTCATGTTGCCTATTTTTTAAGCAAAACACCCCAAAAGTTGAAGGGACGCCCCAAAGGGGTTTGGTCCCCTCGTCCCTTCAACTTTGCCTGTGGATAACTTTTCCCATTTTGTAGGACCAAGGGCCACATTCGCGCTGTCCAAATGGGGGCTAAGGCCCCCATGTTGGACCAGCTCTACACGATAATGTCGAAGGGACCGTCCCCTCAGCGTCCCCTCAACGTCCCCTCGTCCCCTCAACGTCCTGTCAAGCACTTGGTGGTCCACAAATCAGCCCAACTTGACCCATCCACTGGCTGGTGCATCTGGTGCGAATCTGGAGAAAACGGCGGTGCCAACTGCTCGTTTTACATCCCCTCTGGAAGACCCCGGCACGTGGTTAAAGACATCATCCCAGTGGAGCTGGTGGCAGGTCTTGTAGTCACTCGGGATGGTCCGTGATGCGGTTGAGCCGCGCCTAATAATCACCCCTTCGGGGTGGGAATTCAGGATGGATTGGACGTACGAGCAGGCCTCATCGGCCTTGTCCATGGCCCTTTGGTTCTGTTTGTCCTGTTTACTTTCTTCTGCGTTTACCTGTCTGTCTTGTTTTGAGGACTCGGTGGGCGTCACGGTGATGCAGACCACATCCTGAATTTTTCCGTACTTGGAAATGGTCACCTCATTGTTGATGTGGGTCTGGAATTTCAGCTCGGTGATGAGCGGCTGGTAGCGCTTCTTCACCAGCGTCATGAACCGCTCCTCTTGGTCGATGAAGAGAGTCGCGGTCAAGGTTGCGTTGCCGGTCCATGCGGAGGCTCCACGGGCCGTGGCCGTGTCGTCGGACGTTGACAGAGACTTGGCGGTGTGGGTGACGATGGCAATCGGCGTGTTCAGCTTGGTGTAGAGGGTCTGCTTGATGCCCTCCATGTAGATGGCCACCTCGGAGTTGTTGTTCTCGTCCTCGATGTCGAACGTGGCGGACGCCGTGTCGAGGATCAGGTATGGCCTGAGTGTGTGGTTTTCGTGTGTTGTTGTGTGCTTCAGGATGTTCTGTGTGAGTAGCAGGATGTCGGGCATCTCGCTGCGCCGTGCCTCGACGACGTGGATCATCTCTTTGATTCGCTGTGGGTCAAGGTGGTGGTGCCGTGCGTAGCTGAAGAGGGATAGCTGGACTTGGCTCACGTCTTCCGTGACGTAGATCACCCGGCGTGGTGCTTCTGTGGAGAGGCTGCAGTCCTTGAGCGTGAAGCCGGAGATCACCATGGCCAAGGAGAGCATGGCGGTGGTCTTGCCCACGCCGGGTTGACCCGCGACGACCATCAGGCTGTGGGCCAAGAAGTTGTCGATCAGGTAGTCAATCGGGTGCAGGGTGTTGAGGTCCAGATCGACCTCCTGCCAGATGTGGGCTGGCTGGTCGGACTGGGAAATAAAAGGCTCATTTATTTCTAGCGGGTCGGACAGGTTGATGGCCGGTGCAGATTTTTGGATGAAGCTGTTGAAGTCCTCGATGGCCGACTTGCGCTCTGTCTTGGTGGTGGGCGGCGTGTAGCCGTTCTGCTTGGCCAGATGGAACAAGGTGCCAAGGCTGGTGGCACCGTTGGGCTTGAAGCTCTTCCAGTGGGTTTTGCAGTCTTCCTCCCCCTTGAACTCGGGCTGGGTCGAGGACCACTGCACCCAGAGCTGGTAGCCTGCAGCACCGAAGCCGTGTTGTAACGCCATCCCCATGTCGATCCACGTCTGGTAGTCACCCTTGGCGATGGAGATGTGGGACAGGGCAAGTTGGGCCTTGTCCATGTCGTCCATGGGGCGCTGGGTGTACTCGACGGCGTGTGTTGTAACGGGCTGTGGTTCTGGTTCAGGCGGGAAGATCACGTCGTCGGTGATGCCTGCTTGGTGCAGCAGCTCGATCAGGCTGGGGATGGGCCTGACCCCGCCCTTGAGCTTGTCGCCGGTGAGCATCACGGACTTGCCTGCGGAGTTGGCCAAGCCGAATATCTCGATCTCTTGGCTGTTGCCCAGCTTGATTCTTTTTGGTGCCGCCTCGTCGGCTGGGGACATGAACATGATGTGCCCACCCTTCTGCGAGTGGCTGCGTTCGGTCAGCAGGTCCATCTCACGGGCCAGCTCCAGCAGCTTGGCGATGCGGATGTCTCTTGGTGCCGTGGACGCCTTGGTGTCGAGGTCGAGGATCACGAAGGCGTGGTCTTGGCCGTCGATCTGGGTGATGTAGGGGTGCTTTTGTAAGACGACCCCCCAGTAGGTTGAGCTGGACGGCGGTGGATCCTTGGCCAGCACGTCGTCGGCGTCGCACAGGTACTCGGCTGGGGTGTCCACACCGACGCCGGGTCCGGCAAGGCTCATGGGGCGCTTGGTGACCTTGCCGTTGGCTGTTGAGACGTTGAAGCCGCAGAACCGTGCGTCGGGCACGGCGGTGGCGATGCTGGCTGCTGCTGCGTGGGACTGCGCAGAGATACTGTCGGCTGGTAAAATAGACCCGCCACTTGCGTCATTCATGTGGTTCTCCGGTTGAGTTGCTTTTGATGAACCCGTCCAGTTCGCGCTGGCCGGGTTCTTTTTTGGAGAGTGCATTTTAGGCCTTGGGTTTCTGACGGGCCAAGGACTCCTCGGCGTTCTTGGTGCCGATAAGTTCCTCGCTCACGGTGATGCCCAGCTTCTCAATGGCACTTGGACTCTTAAGGTCGAACGCCTCGGGGTGTGCCTTGAGCGCCTCAATGGCCAAGCCTTCAGCCTTCCAGAACCGCATCTTGCGTCCGGGCTTGAGCGCCCAGCCGGTGATGGGTGTGGTCTTGATCTGTGTCTTGGCTGCAGCCTTGACGGCCTCGGACCAAGTGCTGGCCAGCTCGGCCAAGTCCAGCATCTCTGGGGTGACCTGTGTGTCGGGTGCAAAGTCCTTGCGTGCGTTGTCCTGCACCTTGGCACGCATGGACGGGCAGATGGTCTTGGCGCGGCAGTAGCGGCATGCTTCGGTGCTTGGGTTGGTGGGCGCGTCGGGTGAGAGGGCCAACTCGGCAGCGGCCTTGAGTTCTTGGGCGTGGACCATTAAGTCTTTGCCGGTCATGACCGCCTTGGACATGCCGACGCCGGGTTGAAAGATCACCATCTCCACGCTGATGTTTTCAGGGGCTTTTAGCTTGAGCATTGCGCCAAGGGCGTAGGTCATGAGCTGCTTGTTGTCCTCAGCATCAACCGGAACCCGGCCAGTTTTTAAATCGATACATGCAAGCGTGTTGCCCTCCACAAGGATGGCGTCGGCGGTGCCTCCCAATGAGTTGTGCAGGGTCTTGAGTGGCTCATCAAGGTTGACTTCAATCATTCGCTTGCGTGGTGCCTTGAAGTAGCCGTCGAGAAAGGCCACATATTCCTTGGCCATGTCCCAGTGGTCGTCTGGGTAATCTGCTTGGATCAAGTCATCCCCGCGCATCATGGCTTCAGACAGCTCGTGAATCGCTGTGCCGCGCTCTGCTGCTGGGCCTGATGGCTCATACGGCATCTGTGACTCAAGGCGGTAGCTGCCGGGACAAGTCATGATGCGGTCCATGCGGGATGCCGAGAGACGTGCGTGTTTACGTATTGCGTGTTGCATGATTGCTTTCTTCGTTGATTAATCTGACTGTTTTGCCGCAGACTTTGTGGCCGTGAATGAGTGCTGAGGCCACCGACGCACCATGCACACCAAGATGGCGAGCGGCTGCGTTCTGGCTTTGAAAGACCATGCCATCGACATCGACCCGGTTGGTCCATGCGTGTGTCTTGCGCTGCAAAGACTTGTAGCTGTGGCGATGGTTATCCCCGCACGACACCCACTCCAAGTTTTCAAAACGGTTGTCGTCTCTGACTCCGTTCTTGTGGTTGACCTGCATTGTGGTGTCGCCATCAACAAAGGCTGCGGCCACCAGCCGGTGGACGAGTCTGCACCTCCCGCGTCCGAGCATCACCCCGATATACCCGTTGGGGAACTTATGCGTCTTAATCGGCTTGCCTTTGAACCGTCGCAGGTTCATGCCACCAAACCTGTTGGGCATCATCTTGGCGCGGTCAATGCTGCGGACGTTGCCAAGGCTGCTGATCTCGTACCCCTCAGCGTCAATAACTGGCTTCCAGATTTCCATGATTGCTCTCCTTTACGTTTATATTGTAACGCCGGATTGCTCATTGCTGTGCCTTCAACTGGTTGATAAATTCTTTGACCTTGGCGGCTTGGGCTGGGGTGAGGTAGTGCTCGACGCGCACGAGGCCAGCGGCCTTGCGGCGCTGCCTCAGTGCTTGCACCCGCTGGGTGTTGTTGGTGGTCATGGGGTCTTGTGGCCGACGGGTGCGTAGGTGTTCCAGATGGCCATGTCTGGGTCGAGTTCCTTGGCCGCTTTTTTGAGCGCCTTGAACTGGTCCATGCCGCGCTCGTAGGTGCGCATGGCGTCACTGAACCTGAACTCCCAGTCGTGGGCCTTGAGTGCGTCGATATATTGGGTCATGTTCATGATGTTGCTCCGGTTTATTTTGTGTGCTGGCGTGTGGAACATGGCGTGACTCAAACAACTTTGACCAAGAGCTTGGCGTAGGCGATGGCGTCTGCCTCGCGGTCCTTGGGGAAGATGCGGGTGCCGACGATCTCTTCGCTTTCGCAGTCGATCAGGCTGACTGCATAGCCCTTGCTGATCTCGGTCACGGTGGACGCGGTTTTGAACTCGTTGTTGATGAAGATTGCGTTCATTTCGTTTTCTCCGGTTGTTCAGTAGGCCAGTCGGATGGCTTGGGTGATGTTGTCGCAGTACACGCCAGCGCTGTAATCGGTCATGGCGTCGTCGTGGTCGTTTTCGCTGCGCACGTTGATGCAGATGATCCGCTCGGACTGCTCAATAAAACGGATCACTTGGCCGTTGGCCTTGGCGTTGTAGCGGTTGCCGTTTTGGCTCACTTCAAAGCCAGCCTTGTTCAGTTTCTTGATTGCGTTTGCTGCGTTCATTTCGGTTTCTCCGGTTTGGGTGGGGGCCGAAGCCCCCGGTTGAATTATTTTGTGAGTGCTTTGTGGCGGCGAACTTGGGCGGTGGCATAGGCCCATGCGGTTGCAGTCGATTGGGATGGGAAAGACTTGCTGCGCTGTTGCACGCCGAACTCTTTCCACTCGCCGTTAACGCGGCGTGCGTTTTGGACCCAAGCTGCGAAGGTGGTGCCGTTGTTGTTGAGGCCAACAATCCAGCCGATCTCGCGGCCCTTGCTGTCCTTGCGGCCTGTGCCAATGTAGGTTTCGGTCATGTCGTTGTAGAGGGCTTCGGTCATTTCGTTTTCTCCGGTTTTGGTTGCTGAGGCCTCTATTCTGACCACGTTACCGGAAACCATCAAGCGGTATTTTTAATCCCGACAAAACCGCAGGGGTATTAAATGATCTGGCTCACGATGCCCTGCTTCTTTAGCACCCGAGCCAGCACCTCGTGATCCAGCGAAGCCCTGATGGTCAACAAATAAATCATCGGCTTGACGCCGCTCTTGGCGATGTTCTCGACCCGGCTGGATGCCTGCTCCAGCGCCGAGGTGGACCATGTGCATTCGACGAACACGATGGTGTCGGCGGCGCTCAGGTCCACGCCCTCACTCATGGCCGCGATGTTGCCGATGATCACCTTGGTCTTGCCAGCTTGGAAGTCGGCGATGGCCTTGTCCCTTGCGGCCCGTGGCGTGTCGCCCACCACCAGCACAGGCTTGTGGGCCTTCAACGTCTCCATCAGCCCACGCGCCACGTCTTTGTGGTGAACGAACACCACCACAGGCTCACCGGCCTGCAGCAGGTCGTCGATGAACTCGGTGGACGGCTTGATCTTCTTCTCGCCAGCCTCCCGCATGATCTCGGCCAAACCCTCGAAGGCCAGCACCGCGTCGGGGTTGCGCACCAAGGCCTCAACGTCAAAGTCCCGCTCACGCTTGTCCACCGGCAGGTCGAAGGTGATCAGCGAGACCTGCGGCTCCTTGTAGTCCTTGAAGACGTCCTCCTTCTTGCGTCTGAGCATGTGAGGCTTAATGAGCGCCCTGAGTTCTGGGATGTTGCTTGCACCCGACACGTCAAGTCCGCCCCATGGCGGACTCCACGCTTTGCAGTAGCGGTACACGTAGTCGAACCAGCCGCCGCGGTAGATGCCAAGGCCGTGAAGGATCGACCAGAGGTTTGCTGGCCTGTTGCTTACAGGCGTCCCAGAAAGTGCGTACACGTTTTTGCAGACCTTCATCAACTTCATCGCCGCCTTGGTTCTGGCTGCGCTGGGCGTCTGAATCCTGTGGAACTCGTCAAGCACCAGCGTGGGGAAGTTGGCTTTTTCTGGCAGGTGCTTAAGCAGGTCATAGTTAATGATCGTCACGCCGGGGTTCTTGGTCAACGCCTTGGCCGATGCGATCCCATTGACCACCAAGATGGGCGTGTCTGGACTCAGGCTGTGGACCGCGGCAAACCAAACAGTCTTGGCGATGGCTGGGCAAACGATCAGGGCAGGCAGGTTCTCCAAGGCCGCTGCCGCGGTCGGGAGCGTCTTTCCCAGCCGTGGCTGGTCACACAGCATGGCGCGGCCTCTGGAGAGTAAAAAATTCTTGGCTTCGGTTTGGTGTGGGTAGAGTTGCATCCCGTTATTTTGCCTCACACTTCATCACTTTTCTGTGCTACATTTCTGTTGTTGCATGTCGCAACATCAAAACCGTTAAACGAAGGAAACGAAAATGTCCACACGAGTAGTCACCGGCAAGTGCCGCTTTTCTTATTTCAACGCCTTGGCCAGCCGCAAGAATGAGCTGTCCGGCAAGGAAGAGTTTTCCACGCAGGTGTTGGTCCCCAAGGACGACACCGTGACCGTTGCAGCCCTGAAGGCCGCAGCGAAAGAGGCGCTGGTCGCCAAGTTCGGCGACAAGATTCCAAGGAACGTGCGCAATCCTTTGCGCGACGGCGACACCGAGACCAAGCAGGACGGCTCGCCGTTGGGTCCAGAGTACGCTGGCCACTTCTTCTTCAATGCCAAGTCGGTGACCAAGCCCGGTGCCGTTGACGCCAATGGCCACGACCTCTTGGGGTCGCAGGACATCGTGAGCGGTGACTTTGGCCGCGTGTCTTTGAATGCCTATGCCTATTCACAGGCTGGCAACAATGGCGTGTCCTTTGGCCTCAACAACATCATGTTGGTGTCCAAGGGTGAGACGCTTGGTGGTGGCCGCGCAAGCGCAGCCTCCGACTTCGGCATCACTGCTGGCAAGGCTTCTGCACCCGTTGCAGTTGCAGAATCTGGAGACGACTGGTGAGAGTAAAAAGCAAAGAGGTTCAGTTGGCCACGCGCCTGACGCCTGAGCAGGCCAAGCGCGTCGTCGAGTTCGCAGACACGTTCGGCATGTCGGTATCGGCGGTCATCCGGCTGGCGATCCTGAAGATGCTGGACGAAGAGGTCGATTCGGCCTTAAAGTCGGGCCGCTGACCCTTTGCTTTGGCGGTGGTTTCGGCCACCGCCTTTTCTTAAAATATATTTGTCCAAGAAAGTGCAACCATGATCTACACACCATACAAACCAGCACCGCTGGTCAAAGCCGCAGCCGACGACATGTTCAAACGCGGGGTCTATGAAGGCAAAGAGCTGCGGCCATTCACCGGTCGTCCCGGATCGATGGACGCGTATGCGCTGCCGTCGCTGCACATGGGCGTGCAGCAC